GGCGCATAATGCTCAATTCGCAGATGTTTGCGGAACTTATTATCAAACCACTATTGGTTATGGTTGAGTTTCTCAACTACCAATTTTATGATAACGCCAAGATTGTGCGGGTTATTGGTGTAGATGGAATTTTTTATAAGAGGATTGCCCCGAACGATATTGTTGGATATAAAGACGTAATAATCCGCCTTGCATCCGATCTTGATGAAAGCCCTAACGTAAAGAGACAACAGCTACTTCAGTTCCTAACTATTGTTCAAGGTATGCCGCCTCCGGTTATTTCTATGCACTGGAAACTTCTTGATAGAATTTATAAGGCGTTCTTCCCCTCTGGTCACACGCTAGAGGACTTGTATCCGGTTCCTCCAGAGCATGAGAAGTTGATTAAGCCCGAAGATGAGAATGAGCTACTATTTAATGGACACCCAGTTAAGGTTCATCAAGGCGACGACGATGAAGCACATATGAGAAGCCATGAGGAAGATTATGGTCGGTATAAATATGCCCCACAATTTTCAGCAGAGCTATATCAAGAACATATGCTAGAACATATGGCGTCGGCTAAGGCAAAGGTAGCCGCTCAACAAGCACAGATGGAGGCGCAGATGATGGCCGAACAGGGCGGGAAAAACCCGAATGGTTCACAGCCAAATCCCGCGAGTGCTGGACAGCCCATAAATCCCGGCCAGACACCTGGAGCAACCGCAATGACCCCCACAGCCACACCCTCAGACGCTACCCTAACCCGTAATGTTGGTGGATACTAATGTTAGATATTTTAGATAAAGAGACTCAAGAGAAGCTTAATATATCCAGTTGGCTTCAACACAGTGGAACTCAACTTTATGAGAAGCGTCTGCGGGACGTAATGGCGAAAGAGTTTATTGATCTTAACCAAATACTATTCAGTGGCAAAGCTTTATCATCCCTGGATTTACCAGAGTTAAACAAAAAGATTTCAAAATTAGAAGCACTTAGAGAGTGCCTGATGACTAAACTCAGTATTGAGGAATTAGTCCAGGTTGATCCCGAAGAGGGAGAGCAAATAAGTAAGGAGAAAATTTAATGCCAGAAGAGACAACGGACGCTAATCTTGAGAGTGAGGAATCGTCCACCCCACTCGAAACTGAGTCCACGGAAAAACCGTCAGAGGATACGCAATCCTCTCCAAATGATTCAGAAGGCAAGTCGGATAAGCTAGAGCCCTTCCATAAAAATCCTAGGTTCAAGGAGCTAATAGATAAAACTAACCGACAAGGGCAGGAACTTGACGATCTTCGCAAAGTTCTTGCAGAACGAGAGAGTCCTAAGACAGACCCACTAGAATCAGTTATTCAAAAGTTCAAGTCCAGAGGTATGGATGAGGACGTTGCAAAACTGGTTGCAGAGGGTATTAAAGAGGTTGTTGACCATAAGGTTGAAGAAAGAGTACAACCTGTTGAAGCGGCCTCAGTCCAACGAGAAATTAATGGTTGGATTGATAATTTCAAGAAAGCTCATACAGACTTTAGTGAGTTTGAACCTGAAATGTTAGATGTTTTAAATTCTCTCTCTCCACAGGAGAAATACATTGTGGCTATGAGTCCAAAAGGAACTGAACTTCTTTATGGATATGTCAAGTCAAAACGTATTGATAAGCTTGTGGATGCTGGATATAATCGTGGTGTAAAGGATGCCTACGATAATAAGGTCAAAAAAGGTGCTTTGAGTCCAACCTCTAGTGGGGCTAGGGCTAAGTCTGGTTATGGTTCTTTGGAAGAACTTGAAGAGGCAGTTAGTAAAATGTCTACTGAGGAATATAAAAAGAATCGTACTGAGATTTTGGCTGAGCAACATAGGTTGATATCAAAGTAACAAAAAGGAGATAGTATAAGATGGCTTCGTTTACTACGACTACTCACGATGTTTTCCGTCCTGCGATTTGGGGCAAGGAAGTAATCATTGCGAGAGAGTCCCGCCTGTATATGGCGAATAATGTGCTTCGGCTTGATGTTGATGTAGCCGACAGTGGAAGTTTGGTTCATTTGCCCCTAGTTTCAAATCTTAGTGCCTCTGATATTGGTAGCGATGGTTCCCTTTCGGATACCGCGCCTACTGAGACTGAGGTTCAAGTCGTTATTAATAAGTGGAAGGGTGTTAGTATTAACATTCCTGACATTCTTTCCGCTCAGTCCAAATATGATCTGATGAAGCTCTACGCTGAGAAGATGGGTTATGCCCTGGCTCTTGTTGTTGAGAATGATCTTTTGGATGAGTATGACAACTCTACGACCAACTCTGTTGGTGCGTTGGGCGTTGATCTTACTGATGCAGTTCTTCGTAGCATGGTTGAGAAGTTTGATAATGCTCGGGCTCCTTTCGAGGAAAGGCACCTGATAGTTAAGCCTGCTCAGAAGAACGCGCTGTTGGGTATTGATAAGTTTGTCCGGTATGACGTTATTCCGTACAGTAAGGGTGAGAGCCCTGTGCTTAAGGGTAACATCGGAGAAATTTATGGTTTCTCTATTCACGTTTCACCTGAGGTTGATACAACTGGCGGTGAGACTCGAAACTTCGCGTGGCAGAAGGACGGTATTGCTCTTGCCATGCAGAAGGACGTTAAGATTGAAAAGTTTGCACGGACCCAGTTTGCTGATCGCATGGGTGCATCTGAGCTTTATGGTCTTAAGACGTTGCGGGCTGACCATACCTGTAAGGTTAAGTCATAAGGTTTGAATTAAGGGCTTTGTTGGTTGTGCCTACTTCGGTAAAACAACCTCCCAATTTATGTTTCCAGCTAGTCAGCATTTTAGGTTTGTTCCGGGACAGGATAAGTTTCTGACTAGGGCGTATAATTTTATTTGTAGGGCTTGGTTCCAACTGTGGCTACACACATAGTTTATAACGTCGCGGAAGTTCGGCACCTAAATCACACAGCACCAGTATCCCTAACAAAAATTACCTTTGCTGTTCCAATAAACTCTATTTTAATTGTAAATACTTCTACTACTGCAAATGCTTATATTAGTTTTGACGGAATAAATGAGCTAACCATGAAACCAGGCTCGGCCCTGGCCATGGATTTTTCTAGACTTAGATTTTATTGGACCCGAAGTGACGGTGGAACAGGAACCCTTGAGGTTATAACCGGAGCGGAGGCTTAAGTGGCTGATTTTATTCAAAATCCGCACTCAATCCCGTCGGGTTCAAATAATATTGGTGCGGTAAGCGTTATAGCCCCGCCAACATTTTTTGCGGTGTTTGATAGAATTACTGCCAACACTGGAAAATTTATTGCAACAATTTTTAACACAAGTGCTACTAGAAAGGCAGTTATTAAAAGAGTTTTTGTCTACAATTGGCAAACTACGGGAGTCGCTGGCTCACTTTTAGATTTAGAGTTACAACGCATTACCGCTAGAACAGTGGGCACACTAATAACGCCAATATCAGCAGATACTCAAGACGCGCTTTCTGCGGGGATTGAAGCAGACCACAACTCTACCGCCGTTACTAGTTCTGGACTTATAAAAAGAATAATACATGGTTCAGATAATGCGGTTCTTGGTGGTAACAACTTAAGTGTGTGGCGATCATCCCGGTCTTGGGCACTAGAGTATGAGAGACTACATGGAACTAAAGGAATTACTCTTAGACAAAATCAGGGCATTACTATTCAGCAGATAACTACCAGTATACTAAGTACTATTAGTGTTGTGGTTGAATTTACAGATGAGGCGGCCTAAAAATGAGTGAGCGGGCAATGGTGGTGGCCGCTAGTGAATACCATCAGCGGGTCATTCTCTATGACTCTGCTGGAGCAGTTTTAGCCACTGTTCCAGTTAGTGGTCCTCTAACAGATGCTCAACTTCGTGCTTCTGCTGTTCCAATATCAGCTACAAGCCTTCCACTTCCAAGCGGGGCGGCTACGGATAGAACTACGGCGGGTAGCCCATTTTCTATTCGTCTAACCGACGGCACAACATTTTATAAGTCTACTACACCATCAGATACACAGCCCGTCAGTGGCCCGCTTACGGACTCTCAACTTAGGGCTTCGGCTGTTCCTACATCACTAGCCAGCTTGCCCGCACTTGCTTCTGGAACTAATCGCATAGGGGCCGTTTATCCTGTTGGTGGCCAGGTTGTTGATGAAAATGGTGTTGTTAGAACAGTTAATAGGTCTTTTGTAAATGCAACGCTTATGGGTGATACACAAGTTGTTGCGGCACAAGGGAGTGGGATTAAAATTCGTGTACTGTCTGTTGTTCATGTGGCAACTTTGGCCGTTAGTATAAAATTTAGGTCCAATACAACGGACATTAGTCCCGCCCTACCGTTTGGTATTAATGGTGGTGCAACGATACCAGAGAGCGCACACGGTTGGTTTCAGACCGCCGCAAATGAAGTTTTAAACGTAAATTTAAGTCTTACTACCACAGTTGGTATTATGGTTCTTTGGGTACAGGCCGCATAATATGGCAACTACTGGAACAACAACACTAAATTTTGGGGCCTTTCCAGGTAAGTCGGATACGTCGGTAGATATTACAGGACAGACTTTGATTGCTTCGGGATCACTTGTTGAGGCGTGGATACGACCTGTTGCAACGGCAGAACATACCGCTGATGAGCATTTGGTTGAAAATTTAAAGGTAGTAGCGGGCAACATTGTAGCTGGAACTGGTTTTACGATATACGGGTTGACGTTGGATAAAAACCGCCTATACGGTAGTTGGACAGTTGCATGGGTTTGGAATTAAGGAGCATATAAATGGGAATACAGATAATTGGTAACGGCGGCACAGTTATTGGTGCCGGGGAAGAGGCTAGATTACCGCTTCATATTCAGCGTATGCCAGTCAAAGGAAATTTCTACCGATACTCTGGATTTACGGGAACAATCGGCGCGGCACTAGCCGCAAGTTCAGAGGTATTACAGTTTCGTTTTTTGAGTGGCACAAAAACCTATGCCCTAGTCTATAAAGTCATTTTTGATGGTATGGGTATTGTGGCGGTTGCAACGGCGGCAGGGCCACTTGGGTTTCAAGCGGTCCCTGCTAGGGCGTGGACGGTAGCGGGTTCTGGCGGTACGCGCATTGCGGTGTCTGGAGATAACCTACAGATGGAGACAGCCCTAGCTAATTCCCAAGTCAATGATTTAGGCATAGCTACTACTGGAGCCCTGACGGTTGGTACAAAGACGCTGGACGCAAACGGTTTTGGACAATGTATCGGAGGTATTGGTACTGGGGCGGTTACAATTTATGGTCCTACTTCCGTAATTATACCACAGGCTATATTTAATTCTGAATCTAGTGGTATGCCTATGGTGTTTGCAAATCAAGAAGGTTTTATTGTCCGTACTACTCATGTTGGTCCTGCGGCACTAACTTATGTTGCAGGGTTCACGGTCGAGTGGGTAGAGGTAACGGCTTTCTAATGAGCCTTCTCATGGCGGCAGGAGGGGGCGGAGAACCACCGCCTGGCGTGGGACACCAACGAATGTTATTGGTGGGTATTGGAAGCATAGTTTTAGGGTTTATTGTACCCTTTGTATTTGGTTAGGTTATAAGGAGATTTAAAATGGCAACTGAAGTTTTGAACGCAGGAAGTACTTATGAAACCATAGCGGCATCAGTAACGGATCAAGTTATGGGAATAACTGGAAAGGCAGGGGATTATTTTGAGTTGCTTGTAATCGTTCCAGCAACTACGGCCCCAGGCGCGGTGTCAATTAAAGACGGCTCCGGTTCTGCTATAACTGTTTTTACAGGTAGCGCAACCTATGAGGCATCACTTAAACCAATTAGTGTTGATTTGAGAGCTAGGTCTACTGGTGGTGCTTGGAAAGTTACAACCGGGGCTAATGTCTCGGCCATCGCAGTAGGCAGATTTACGGACTAATATGATTCTTTTAAAGATGGTAAATAAGATTAAGCGGTCCTCCCATAGAGGAACACAATCACTTACTACCGACCAAATTACTGCTGATATAGTTGACTGTATAAATGATGCCCGCAGGGACGTAATTAAGTTAGTCCCAAAAGAGAGTCTTAGAAAGGACGCCACTTCACCAATTGCTACTGTTGCCAGTACTACCACATATAGCCTAGCTTCTGATGTAGCTTTCCCCATAGTTTTTCGATATACTAGTGGTGGAAAGGAATATGTTTTAGCAAAGATTCAAAGTGAGCGGGAGTTTTTTGAAAAGTGGTACTCTGCAAATTCTTCAAACAATAAGCCTCTCTGGTATCTTCCGCTAGGCTATGACGGTTCTGGAAATAAGCAGATTCGACTGTGGCCCACACCAGATGCAGTATATTCCATAAACTACGCCTATTATAAAGACCCAACGGGCACAGACTTAACTGTGTCTGATCTAAACACCAGTTTTCCAGACTTCCCGAACTATCTTCAGGACGCTATGTGGAAAGGTGGGCTGTATTATTTTCTAAAGGGTTTTGATGATCCCGGACAGGGTGTGGCTTTGTCTGATTATGAGAAAGCTAAGGTTGGGGATAATATTGCAGAAAATGATGCTAGTGATGAGGGCCTTCAGTTTAAGTTTGACTTAGATGGAAAAGTTGCATTTAACGACTCAGCTACCGGGATTAAACTAGAATAATAAAATGTCTGCTCTACAAAGAAAAAAGATTTTTGGTCCACCAGTCTTGGGCCTTAATGATATTCTTTCTACAATAACTCTTCAGGATGATAACGCCGCTGAGTTTATAAATGGAGAGGTTAATAACCGTGGGATATTAGAAAAATATCGCGGCTACATAAACGACGGCTCCCCATTTCCAAATTCCACTGACTCATTTATCCGGTGGATGATGAACTTTAAGAGAGGAACCGCCGTAGATACTCTCCTAGTTGCGGCTCTTGATGCGGCTAACGCCAACGCCACATATAAAGTTGATATTAAGAAAACCTCTGGTGATGGAAATTATGCGTATATCGGACACACCACTGGAACCGCACTATTTACAAATGGTACTACGGCGGTTGTTGGTACGGGAACTACCTGGACTTCTCACCTAAAGGCCGGGGATAAAATTAAGGCAACCTCTCATTCTGATACCGTTTATGCAGAAATTTCCAGTGTTACAAACAACACTAACTTAGTTCTTACGGCCAACTATACGGGGGCCACGACCGCATCTGTTGCCTATATAGCCCGGATTATTCTTGACAAGTCTTTTGTTCCGTCTGGAGCAGTTCTAAACAATTTTGCAATCATTGGTAATGGGTCGGACACACCAATGACTTATAATAACACAACGCTTGACCTTATTACGGACGCCCAGGCTCCTAAAGCTAAATATTATGAGCCACACAAGAGTCGTCTGTTTGCGGCCAATACGACTAGCCTCCCGTCCTCAATATTTTGGTCGGCTACTAATGATCCTACCAATTGGGACGTAAATGCCACTGAGCCAGTTTACTCTCAGGACAATGGAAATATTATTGCCATTAAAAGTTTCGGGGATAGTTTAATGGTTTTTAAGGATAATGGAAATATCTATCAAGTTATTGGAAACTTTGACACTGACCCAGGAGCCGTGGCGTATATCCGAAGAGTTGATTATCCCGCTAAGGCCATTGGAACTATTCAGGAAAGAAGTGTGGCCCTACATAGAGACTTTATTTATTTCTTGGGTCAGGGTGGGTTATTTAGGCTAGACTCTAGAATGGTTGTTGAGAAGGTTAATAGAAATGCAGAGAACTTTATTAACACCCTAAATTTCTCGGCGGGACCATCTAATGCTAAGACCTTTAACTATATTACAAAAGCCCAATTTGATTCTGGAACGCATAGTGGCACAGTGGCCTACTCAACCGGAACACTTAAACCATTCTTTGACCAGTATACTATAAGCAACGCCATCAAGCAGGACGGCTCCTGCTCTATTGCAATAGGAACCGACAACAAGCTCTATATTGCCTTCATAGATAGCACAAATACCAAAAGAATACTTTTGAATATTTATGACACCGATGGGACGTTAACTAGTGCAACCGTAGTAACTAATAGCACTTATGATATACATAGGCTATCAATAGATGTTTCTTCTAATAACACCGTAGGTATCTGCTATACCACAGTTAGCACACAGGCGGGCCTAAGCTACATACAGAGATTTTCAGTTGGAACAGCACTATTTACCAATAACTCTACTACTGTAACTGGCACAGGGACTAATTTTCAAAAAGCTTTTTCTACGGCACTCTCTCCAAATGGAAGAATAAAAGTAGCAACGGACTCAGAGAGTAGCTATATTAATGTTGCCTCTGTGGCTAGTGATACGTCACTTACGCTTTCTACTGCCTATACTGGTACAACCACACTTAGCGTTGCTTATGTTGCGTGGTCTGCCGATGAAACCATAATTAGTACGGCTGTGGGAAGAGAAATGAAAGAGCCGTCTGTAAAAATGAGAACGGACCACCTATCTAGAATATTGGCTTTTGATGCTATAAATGGTCAGAGTTTTTGGATGAAAAGGGCGTCCGGTGGGGCGCATACCGCCGT